TCTTCCTTTTGAGGACCTCCAAAAGTTACACGAGTTTGCCGATCAGGTTTACTAATCGGCATCGCTGGATGTTGCTCACGAGCTAAGTCGTTATCAACAGCCGTCATTTGATCTCGAGTCATATTGCGAAAATATTCGCTACGTTCCTCGACAATCTCAACCGGGATCCTCGCAAGCAGCAAACCGCCGACACCTATAACACCTGCATGTTTACCGTCATCGATGGTAGGAACATCAAAATCAGGAAATTCCTCACCACGTACCAACTCATATCCCTCACGGGATCTCGCTGATACGTTCTTACGATCATCAAAGCCCATAACTTCGGACCTGATCCATCGATGCTGATACCCGTCTGGTGCGGGCGGTGCGTCCAACATGGACGGGGGCTTCCAAGGTTCCTTGCGTGCTTCTGAAGCACGATCTTGGTTGGTTCTTGGCGTTCTCGTAGACTTTTGGCGAGCCGTGTTCTCAGTGGTCATGGTCAGTCCCTCACATATTTTGCATATTCTTCAAGCGGCACATTCAGACGTTTCGCTATTGCCACTTGTGAAGGCGTTAACCGCACGGTTTTCCGTCCACTCTTGTTGCGGGATGCGGAAGATTCAGCCGACGCAACCTTTCTTCCCCCGTTAGACTTAGACTTGGTATCCAGCTTATGTGGAAACTCAGATTTAAGCCTGTTATCCAATTCAACATAGTATGCGTCTGATGTAGGGTCAAAGCCTTCATCTTCAACTAAACGACGATGAATGCCAAAAGCACCATATGTCATCACTTCATCGTTGCCGAACCAATCATTTTCCCTCGCCCAAGCTTGCGCTCTAGGGTCTGGGGGTGCTTGTGGTTGTGGGGGCGCGGGAGGTTTGTCCACAGGAACTTCGGGACTTACCTTGGCCTTCTCGGCATCAAGAGCGGTCTTTTGTACACTCAGGGAAGCCAAAGCCTCTTGGGCGTCTACAAGACGATCAACATCCCCAGTCTCATGGGCTTCTTTAAGGATTCTCTTTGTCGAATCCAACTCACTAGAGACTCGACCATCAAATTGTTCCTGATAGCCCTTGTCCAAGGAGTCAATCCGAGTTTTTAGGGACGTATTCTCTTTCTGGACATTTTCCGCATACTGTATGGCGGATTGCTTCTGTCGCTCTTCTTCCCGGAACCGCTTGGTCAGTTCATTAATACGGGTTTTAACCCCCGCACTATACTCCTCAAGCTCCTCTCCAGGAGAATCAGCCGTAGTCTCTCCTTCTGGTTCAAGTTTTACCTCCCCTTCTTCTTTTTCGGGGGAAAGACTTACATCAACGGACTCTTCTTCCGTATCTCCAACATCAATCTTGGTCTCTTCTGGCATGGTTTCATCCCCATGATCTCCTTCTTCTTTCTAAATGTGCTTGATGTCATCGGGCTCCAAGATCGTTGCAATGATTTCATCATCATTAATGATTCTGACTTCACCGCCATCAATCTTGAACCGGGCACCGGCATATCGGCCAATACACACCCAGTCACCTTCTTTACACCAAGGTTTCATCGCATCCCCAAATTTATGAGAATCTTGGTAAGCTAACGATCCAATCTTCAATACATAAGCAACCACCGTGGCCAGGGCTTCACGGTCTCGAACAGCATCGGGAATATGAATGCCCCCTTCCGTAACGCCTTTCCCCATATAGGGCATAACCAAAAGGCGCCAGCCTGTGGGCTGCGGTAATCGTTCGCTTAGTTTCTTGTCAACAAGGGTGGGGTCCAGAACTTTCTCGTTCTTGTCCACATATGCGGCAGCGGCAGCGGCATTCTTGGTAGAGTCCGCTATGTGGTCCGGCACATAAAGCGTCTTGCTCATTCGTCCTCCGTAGCTTGCAGGGTTTCCTTGATCTCCTGCTCACAAAATTCAAGTCCTTTAAGTTCGCCAACAAGCTGACGATAATCTTCCATGTTCTTTGGGCTACCTTGAAGAATCGCAGTCTCCGTTAGCCCAATGCGAGATTGAATAGCTTTCAACAGGGAATATGCAAAGGTAGTCGGATCCGACATCCTTAGAAAGTACCCTTGAAATCTTTCCCTTTCACCGCTCCACCCTTAGAATACCTGATGGGACCACGCGGAAAGGCCGACCTTCCCCCATGCTGATACCCAAGTTCATCAACAACTCGAGGCATCCGACCACGCCCAGATTTAACGGTATACCCCCCACTAACAGGAACAACGTCCCCTCTCACCTTACGGGCATACTCTTCAGCATCCATCCTATCGGGGTAAATTACTCCTGCCGGCATCAGTACACCCTCGTCTTGCGAACCATTCCGCCATCGTTCATCGTGATGTAATCCTGTATGGAAACATCTTCAACATCAAAAGGTTGAGGCCGTATATTTCGAGTAAGATAATTGGCTACCCTCTGATCATCTCGAGGGGAGAGAGTGGCACGGGGATTCCGCCTAAGTTTATTGATAGAATCAATGGTTGCTCTAGAAACCATCAGAAAGTCCCCTTTCCATCATTGTCATTGAAGTAACGACCACGGACCTGGAACTCGGTCCCCTGAATAAGCCTTTCCGTCTTACGGTCCAGCTTCTTGCGTCCCCACTCTACCGGAACATCCTCCGTCCCGTGGGTAACGTCATACTCATGACCAGCTTTACCTTCCTTCATGGAACATCCCCTTTCTCATAAAGTGTTTCACGTGAAACATTACGCCTTACGTTTTCGCATACCCTTAAGGGTTTTGTAAAGGGACGCTTGCCTTTTTGTACGTGTAGAAGCCTTGGACCCTTTCTTCGAAACCTTCTTAGCATAGGCTGATGTGGACATACCAGCCCCTTCCGCCTTCTTCTTAAAGGCACCAGGTCTCGTGATAGCTTCCTTTATCCATTTACGTTTGGCCATTATTCCCCTCTGCCAGGAGACTGACTACCGTATTCCTTGCCCATCTTGTTGATCCGCTCCATATTGACATCCGCCCGTAACAACGCAACATCTTCGGAGGAATCAATCTTCTCCCGCGTTATCTCCTGTTGCTCTTTCTCCCTGTTCTTCTCGAACGCAATCCGGGTCGAGAATTCGTCCGCCTTACGCGCCATATCAGCCGCCTTGATATCCAGTTCCTTGGAACGCAACTCAACAAGAGGATCAATCTCGCCCTCGGGCGGCGGCATCAAGGCGCTCATGACCTCTTGCGTATACTCGGCAATAAGCTGCGCGACACGGGCCTCCACATCCACTTGTGGTTCCGGTTGGCCTTGGGCCATCGCTTCTTGAGAAGCAACCATCATCTCAGCCATCGCTACCCCTCTCGACTTAAACGCTATGTGCTCACATAAATGAGCCAGAAGAAGACCAAAGACGGGGGGCGTTCCCGCTGGAATCGGCGTCTGCATAAACACAAGATGCGAGGCAATATGTGCATCATGATCCTGCGTTGGAAACGCTTGCAACGTCTCCTGAATAATCGACTTAGCGTTTTCTATCGCTGGATCCGTTGGTTGCGGAGGCTTCGGTGACGGCAGAAGAGCCTCAATGTTGTGAACTCCTATAGCCTCGTAAATCCGCCGGTACGCCTCATATAGATTATGCATCTGAGGATTCGTCTGCGCCAATTGCAACTGGGTCTGCGCTAAAGCCAACCGCTGCGACATAGAATAGATATTCGGATCAGAAACAGGGATGACATCAATGCGCTCGTCAAAATCAGCCTGTTTTATGGAAGCTTCCCCGCCATGAACATTGTAGGGATACAACGGAGGAAGAGACTCCGCAAAAATCCTCGCCAGCATCCTGAATTCTTGCTTCTGGGCGTAGTGAAGGCGCTTGTGAATCGCCGACATTACCTTTGAACCACGCTCAAGAAGAGCCACCGTTGTCCCAACCGCCGCTTGCTGGTTGCCATCGCCTACCTGTAAATCAGCAATCGCCGCGAACCTTCGGCCAGCATCCACAACAAACCCCAACAACGCCATCAGCGTCTGACTGGGCTCCTTGTAGGGAAGCGGCATGATACTTTCCCGCAAAGCACCTCCAGGCACATCAATGTCGCGAAACTCGCCAGGAGAAAGAGGCTCATCAGAATCACGTATACGAATACCGCGAGCTTTAAAGCCAGCAGGGAGATTTGCCAAAGTACCCGCATCGATCAATTGCCTCAGAATAGATGTTGCCGAACGACCCAGTCCGCCGATCATGTGCAGAAGTCCAAAGCCATAGAACCCTAGACCAGGAAGAAACTTGTAATGGGTGAAGTACTGAATTTTTCTGTGATATTCGTCACCCTCGTTCCAGTTCCTGCGAATCGACAGAACCTTGGAACTGCCCTCATCTATCGTGACGATATAAGGAAGCTTGATTCCCGTCTCTTCACCATCAAGCGGACTCACATGCTCGAAGCCTAGAAGATCCAAATCCGTATGAACCTCTAGAATGGTGCAATCCTGATCATCCATCCCCGTTCGTTCAATTCCGGAAAGATTCCGTTCCTTCTCCCGGAGCTCATCATCGTCCTGATAGGGATTGATCTCCACATCACGATAAAATCCACCAGCTTGAAACTTCCTCACATCATTCGTGTTCATGCGAACAACATGAGTGATCCTTGAGGCGGACGCCAAATCCGTGGCGTTATAAGGGACCAAAAGATCATCAGCGGGAACAAATTTGGAAACCGCACGGTCCAGGATGTCATCAAAATAAATCTTTTTGAATGCGCTCCCCGCCAACGGAAGATAGAACAATAGACGGTCCATCTCGGGATCGTACTCTTCCATCTTGTGCATTATCTGGAAATTCATGAACTCCTGAACACGCTGTGACTGGGACTCCACTTCGGGAGTGGCGGCGCCAACAACTTGAGTCCGCACAGGACCAGAACTCGGGAGCAGTTCCTTGTAGGCTTGCGCCTGGAATTGCGTAACAGCTTCCGCGATTAAGGGGTGGGTAACACCACTGGACCCACGGAACGGCTCGTCCCGGTTCTCATACTTGACGCCAAGAAGGTCCAAGCCGTCCGTGTAAGTATCCTCCCACTCCTGCCGGCCACTTTTATCATCCTCATAATAACCCATAAGCTCGGAAGATATGTCGGCCAGAACCTGATCGTCCAACATTTCTGCCAGATTAGCGTCGGGCTCTGCCTGTAATTGCTCCTTGACCGCTTCCTCAAAATTCAGGACAACGGAGCCATCCTCTTCCTCCATGATATCGGTGGGTTCTTCGATCTCCTCAACTTCAATCTCCTCTTCCCCCAAACCACCAAGAGGCATCCCTTGCGCGGGCATCGCATTATCGATCAAAGAAATAGGTTCATCAGCCATCTTCTATTCCCTTGCTTCGCGCCGTTGGTTCACTCTCCATCTCCTTATAATAGCCATACCAATGGTTCTGCATCTCCACGACATCGTCCCAAACAGTACCACTAAGGTCCGTATGTCTTTCTTTATGACAATCCCCACAAAGATATTCGACTAGCTCAACGATATCAGAACCATCGGAATCAGTGCCCTTCGTGTAATGCTGCTCTACTGCCCCATCAAACCCACAGTCCTGACACTCACGTTGCAATTCACATAGTTTCATCTGCTTCTCCTCATTTCACCTGTCTGCGCTCCAACTGCCACGCACGAGCCTTCGACATGGCCCGGTTTCCAAACCAGAATGCGATAATAGCGGAGAATATAGCTTGTGTCTCGGGATCCCAAATTGCCATCAAACCCGCTGACAAATCCATGCCATCCGTCGTCACCATCGAGTAAAGCGTGACGCCTTTGATGGTAGAAAAAAGGAGAAAGAAGGCGTAAGTAAGGACAGGGCGCACAGAACCCCTGAGACCGTTGACAAAACCTCCGGCGTCAATAGATCGATCATGCTCGTAAAGTCCTTTCGTCTCGGCAATCTCCGCTTCCGCATCCAACTCTTCCAGCTTTAGCTTGGACATCTGGTCCGCGAACTTGGCCTTCGCCTCGAGCATCGATAACTCATGCGAGTTGGCCTGCTTCTGCTTGAAGAATCCTAATATCTCCGGGACGATGGATGTACCGAAGCCCAGAACGGTGCCCAAAAGTGATATCATTTTTTCACCACCATGATCAGAGTAATGATAACCAGAGTAATAATGATAAATTCGCCTATGGTTATGGGAATAGCCACCGCCGTCATCGCTTCTTGCTCATGTAGGCCGTCATTCCCATATAAGCCCCAACAACACCAGCCTGCCCAATATAAAACAGCCCAAATAAATCCGATAATGCCTTTATCCTAGTATCCGGAAAGACAGGCAAAAAAACTGCCGCCGTGAAAACTATCATGGATACCATGGAGACCCAAGCCATTCGGCGTTGTGCATCCGACTTCTCATGCTTATCCATCGCTTCCGAAATAGCCAAGTCATCATCCGTAACAAGACCGTTCCCGTCCATGTCCAGTTCTTTATTACTCATCGCTTGCCCATGTTCGCCAAGGGATTCTCCAAAGCCTTCTTGATCTTGTCACTTATCTTAGCATTCAATTCCTTCATGGCTACCCTAATTCGTTTCTCCAGGTCCTCCATGTCACTCCGAAGCTGCTCGCGCCTCTTGTCAAAACGATCAGAATTGACCGTTACCATGTCCCGGACCTTGGTGTCGTTGGTCTCTATGCTGCTACGCACAATCCTGAACACCTCCTTGCCCCTCTTCTCCACGTCATCCAGTTGCTTGGACATCTGGTGCAGTTCGTCCTTGAGATCCCGCTTGATGTCCTTGGTATAGTCTCTCGCCTCATCCGCCTTGAGCTCCAACGCCGCCATGCTCTCTTTCAAAACCGCAAGCCGCTTATCAAAACCAGATAGATCAGGAGCCTTATAGGTCGAGA